CAAATTATCAATTTTATCAAAAATAGTCTGATGGGATTCTTTATTATCCCTGTCAATTTGATTCAACCTGTCCATTATAATTCTTGCATCACCGTTCAATTCTCCCATTGTAGTCTCCCTGTACCCTGTACTAAGTATATTATTTTGTTGACACTTTTGTCAAGTATTTGCTTTCCCATATATCCACGGCCGTCCGGTCTTTATGAATCAAACTATTTCCGTCAAAAACAAACTGCCCTTTATATATTATCTTTCCGGATTTAATACCCTCGGAAAATATCTTTACTTTCTCCACAGACTTATCACATTCAATTATTATTTCTTTCCCTTCTTTGTCAGATTCATTTATCCTGCACAAAGCAGAAGGCTGCCCTGACTGTCCAAAAGCAATATCCGATGTTTTCTTAACTTCATCCTTTATCTTTTGCAATTCCGATGATGAAAACGAAGAAGTATAAACAAGATAATATCCTTTATTTACTACACCTACACAGTATAAGTTTACTGTTAAATTAATGAGGACGAAAAGGTGAAAAATGTTTTTCATAAAGTAACCTCATACACTGTTTTATTTCTGTCTCACCGAATGTAGAAGGAAATAATAACCATCCACATTCATCTAAAGAACCTTCATATAATGTATCGTACATATTATTAGGCCAGTATCTACCACCAATTCTTGGTGAAGACCAAATATTCATAATACTATTTATAACACCATCTGTAAATGTAGGTGTTACAGTGTCAAAATTGCCGTCTACATATATAAAACAGCTATCAAGATATCCTGAAGAAACAACACAACAAAAATGCCATTCACCGTCACACACGGGTGTTGACCCAGTATAGTATCTATAACCTCCACCATATTTTCTCGCTTCCATGCCAAATCCAACGCAATTATTTATATCATCCCACACCCACATCGCCGAGCCATACCAGAGCCCATCACCAGTCTGCCCCATATCTCCCATAACTACAAGGTTCCGGCTTGTTCCACCGCTTGTTTTTATCCAGGCAAAATAACCAAATCTATCTGTACAATCAAAGTGCATCTGCCCGCCGGAAGTTGTGGCTACCAGTATAGACGGATTTGACGTTGTATATGTCATGTTGACGGCGGCTCCATATTTACCGGTCACCCAAGTAAAATTACCAGGGAGTGTGGACACACTACCCCAGCCAGAAGTATCGTAGGCAGATGTTCCTGCCCCTTCATTGAAATGAAACAATCCCGTCGTGTGTGCAAGCACTGGGGTCTGCACGGGTTGGGGAAAATACTGCGTTCCAAACGTTACCGAAGGAAAGATAAATAATAAAAATGATAGAATATATTTATTCATTTGTTCCCCATATTAAAACATCTGATATCGTGCATCCATCAGGTACTGATATGATGTTCATCTTTAGCGGGGCGTTAGCTGGTATGTCTTTATCGACAGTCCATGTATAACTGGATACGCCAACTGGGACAACCTGCTCGGTAAATGTGCCCCACGACATAGCTCCTGACACGATAGCCCCCGTAGTCAGTCGTATACCCCAAGAGTAATCGCCAGGAGTATCGATTGTCGCATACAATTTTGATAAAGTAACCGTTTTTGTACTGGCTATTTGAGCGTCAAATCCTCCTTTTGTATAGGTATTTGTCGTTGTAAAAATCTGGCTACTCCCTAAATTATAATGAAGTATTACCGTCGGGGAAGCTTCAACGCCACCGCCACCACATATATTTTGGTAAGGATTGCTTGACATACTCGTACCGTCAGAAAAATTAAAAACATTCGCCTGAATGGATGCCCCAACTATTAGATTGTTTGTCATTGTATCGCCGCTACGGTACGTGTAAGTAGCTGCTGCCGATGATTTACTTATTCCATCCATGTTGTTAATCCCATAGTCTGCTCTTGCTAATCCAAGCAAAGCTAAACATAATACTACTGCGTAAATAAATTTCTTTTTCATTTTAACCCTCTATTTATGTATAGTTTTTCCTAATATCCCTAAATAACCAGCAGTAATATACGTTGATGACTCAATCCAGTACGACTGAACGTGATTTACCGGAGCAGTAAGCTTATAATCATACAAGTAGCTTTTGCTTGCCTTTGACGCACTCTCGCTTATTAAGTCCGGTATCATCTGCATTGTGGTTGTCGTTGTAGAAGAATCGCCCTCATACACATTGAAATAGGTTGAACCAGTAGCATAAGTAGGATTGCCCTCTAAATACCCAATCATGTGCTGTGAATCAACCTTCTTATCCTTATAATAAGCTATATACTTCGTTGATTGCAGATATACTATAGGATTTGTTGATGTATTATACGTCTTCCCGTCATCGTCATAGGCTAACCCATCAGACAATCCCTCGTTATCCGATCGCCCCGTAGCTGTTGTGGTAGTTATGTTTTTATAATAACATCCTTCCGAAAGTGTAGCTGTCCAATATCTTAATCCCGTTATAGAACTTATTAAAACGTCTATTGTCGAACAACCTGAATTGTCTAAATAAATTGTAGTAGTGCTCGGCGTATATGTCCCCGCCTCTCGCCATAAAATAGCCGTTGACTCAAATACCCTGAAATACCCTGTCCCGGACGAACAGGATAGAGTGAAGGCGGCCGTCGAATACGGCTGTAATACACTCCAGTTTAAACCCACGTCTTCTTGAACATAAACCGCCGAACATACTGACGTCATGAGAATTACTGCGCTGATAAGTAAAATTGCTTTTTTCATTTCCGAATCCTCCTAATATTTCCTGCTTTTAAATTGAAATTGCATTTCTTCTTCACTGTGGTATTTTATATCACGGAAGCTTACCGCAAACGTCCGGAACGAATCTGCTCCGTGTGAACTCCAGTCGTGCTTTGCTTTGTTCAAAAAAACTTTGTTCTTTTCGTCATACTCTTTATGATACGATTTTAAAGCGTTTATTCCCTTATGGCATTTCTTAGAGTCAAACCAACACCTGCTGAATATGTTTCGGGCCGCGTCAATCCCGTCTTCTACACTTAAACGCTGCGCCACGTTGAAGTTTATCCCGTATTTCTTCGCTGTCTCTTTGCGCGATACTCCGGTTGATAGCTCCCGAACCTCAATATCGTGTGGTGCCGTATGTGTCCCGAATACCCACGCGCCTTCCCTTGCCTTGTCTTTAAGCACTCCGGCGCAGTGTACGAGCCCTTCCCCGGACGCTTCGTAGTAGTCTATAAAGTGTATTTCACGACCGCAAGACTGGGAAAACCATATTGTCATTGAGTCGTCTATTCCCAAATCCCACCAGGTATCTACAGGAACCGTTGAATCGTACGGAACGCCGGTTATTCGCTTCTCTTTCTCAGCCCTGTTAATCTGGGCCGCATAGTAAGCTCCAGGGTTTGCCGCTTTAAATGAGCAGTAATACTCTTGCTGAAACAGAGAATCGTTCCCATATTTCAACATGATTTCTTTTCTTTCGCGGTCTAAAACGTCTTTATCAATGTGCTTTGTGTCATCTACGGTTAAAAGCTCGCAAAACCAGTTGTCCGGATCGTTCAAGGCAAGCTGGTATATGTCCCACCCGTAATTCTCGCCGCGCGGAGTGAAGTCGAATATCGCCCACCCGCCATTTTCCGCAAGTATCGGCCTTATGTAATCCCAGGCCGCTGGGTCTTGTAAGGCGTATTCCGAAAACACGCACCCCACCGGATTCGTCCCTACTATGCTGTCAATGTCGTCAGTCCCTATCACGCGGAAGATTGAGCCATTCCGGTACTCAAGCTTCATTTCATCATCTTTCGGTTTCCCGGCAAGTATCGGCTTAGGGAAGTGGCTTAGAAACTTGAAGCCTGTGTAATCCATGCCTTCCCAAAGTATCTTGCGGCCCTGCTTGTATGTAGGGAAAAAGTAGTAATACGAACCTACTCTATCTAGCATTTTTTTTGCGGTGTAATTAAGGAACGTTTTTTCTTTCCCGGAACGCCGCGGCCACACCACTACGGCCCGCTTAATCCCGTTATCAAGCGCCCTTAGAGACGGGAGCTGGTAGCCCCTGGGATCATAGTTAAAGGGTATATCAATCGTTTGCGCTTCGTTTTTGCTTTTTATCGCCATAAGACACGCTGTTTACTGTAATAGGCCCGCCATTTTCGCCTGTATGCTCTAATCTTGCCGAATACTTCTCTTTCTCTACTCTTGACAGGTAATCTAACGCTACTTTTCCGTCTTCCCTTACTGTTTTTGCCACCGAAGTCTTAGCTGACATCTTGACACTATTCAAAAGTAGTTCTTTTCGTTGCTTTATTTCCGGATGTGCTTCTAAGTATCTACTCAATGTACACGGAAGAATATCGGCGTAAAGTGAAGCCTGCGCGTCTGAGTAATCCATTATCCATGCTTGCTCTAATTTAGCAATGACCTCACTTTCATTTTTACCATCAAACCACTTGCGCCCTGCGTTGCTTTTAGGCTTTACCACCAGCTTGTCTTTCAAATAGTTTTTTAGATTTTTTCCATTATCTTTTTTTCCGTATTTTTTCATGTCTGCCAATCTCCCACTGAAATGTTACTTCTTCCGGCACAAAAACATAGGCTCATAATATTTACGTGCCTCGGTTGATGTGTTATATATCCACCCACCAGGCACTTTTAATTTCCTAGTGATTTTTATAAATTCAAAAAAATTTGAATTTCTTTCAACTTCTTCCCTGTCGACAATTTCCCATTTAGGCAGTTCTCCCGCCATTAATCCTCCACGCTGAGATTCCTGCTAAAATTTACCGAAAAAATCTTTTTATATCCGTAATATGTTTTTTGGTAATATGCCGCAAAATAA